ACAGGCGGATTTTCTGTTTCTGCTGGCACATCAGATTCTAGCGATGTAAACGCTACTGGAAATAACTATGTCGGCTGGCAATGGCAAGCAGGACAAGGCTCATCATCTTCCAACACCAACGGCACAATCACATCGACTGTAAGCGTTAATGCTAGTGCTGGGTTTAGTGTGGTGACGTATACGGGTACGGGTGCTAATGCGACTGTTGGGCATGGGTTGGGTGTTGCTCCTAGTTTGGTGATTGTTAAACAACGCAATGACAGCGGAACAAACTGGCTTTCTTATCACGCATCGCTTGGGGCAACACAAGGCATAAGTTTAGATTCAACTTCTGCTGCAAATACAAGCTCAACTTATTGGAACAATACCGCCCCAACATCTTCTGTTTTTAGTATTGGAACAACCACAAACGTAAACCGGTCAACCGGCACTTATGTCGCCTACTGCTGGACACCCATAGCAGGATACTCAGCGTTTGGTAGCTACACGGGGAATGGTTCGACTGATGGGGTTTTCGTGTACACGGGGTTTAGACCAAAATTTGTTTTGGTTAAAGATGCAAGTAACGCAAACAATTGGCAAATTTTGGATACCGCCAGAGATACTTATAACGTAGCTCCTGACATTCTTCAACCTAACTTATCAAATGCAGAAAGCGCGTTTGGTTCAGGCGGTATTGATTTTGTGTCTAACGGATTTAAGGTAAGAACATCTTCAACTGGCATTAACACAAGTGGGGCAACAATAATTTATGCCGCATTTGCCGAAAACCCATTCAAGAACGCTTTAGCGAGGTAGTTATGTTTGCAATAATCTCTAATAATCAATTCGTAAAGTTTCTCCCTGAGAACACACCATTTAAACTAGACGGCACGCAATTCCCTGCCAACTACCTAAACCTGTCTACGCCTGACGAAAAGTCTCGCTTAGGTATCGTGGATGTAGTCTACGGGCAGCGTGCAGATGATAAGTATTACTGGGTATCTGAAGACGCTCCTGTAGTGGATGGCGGTGTGGTTAAGGTTAACTACACCAACACGCCTAAAGACCTAGCAGAGTGCTTAAAACAGGCTACAAGCGCAGTAAGCGCACAAGCCTATAGCATCCTATTGCCTAGCGATTGGATGGCTGTAAAGGCGTTTGAGACCGTTTCTCTTGTTGCAGAGGATTGGGCTGCATGGCGGCAGAAGATTCGGGATCAGGCTACTAAACAGATAGAAGCTATCTCTGCCTGTGCGGATGTGGCTGCTTTAGCTGCTCTGCCTAGTGTCGAGTGGGCGAATGACCCTAACTGGGTAGCTCCCGTAGAAGTTCAGGTTGTGTAACAAGTCTATGGTATAAATACCCGCTACGGCGGGTTTTTCTTGCGAGATAGCGATGGAAAAAGATGTTACACACCGAGAGATTTACGACCGCCTAGTGGCAGTAGAAGTAAAGGTAGACAGGTTAACCGAAAGTACAGCAGAAGTAGTAAGCGCCTTTGGAGCAGCTAAGGGTGCATTTATAGTCCTAGATTGGATTGCCAAGATTGCTAAACCTATTTTATGGGTAGCAGGGTTAGGAGCGGTGATAGTAGCTTTGTACGAACGGTTTAAACCATAGGATCGTATATGAAAAGCCCCAAGCTAGTGATAGTAAAATGGATAGACGCATACCACCTAGATGGATGGATGTTTGGGGAAAAGGCAGAGATTACCGCAGAGCCTTGTTGGTCTACAGGGTTTCTCGTTAAGCAGAATAAGAAAGGCGTGATGCTTGCACAAACTTGGTTTCCCGAGGATTGCGCTAACCTTATCTTCATTCCAAAAGGGATGATTCAAAAGATTACCAAGCTAGGTGATCTAAAAACTTGAGGGCTATATGCCAACACCACCCATAGCAGATAAGTTGCTTGTCGAGGCTTGGAACGCTTTACAAGATTCTCCTAATAAACAAGCTGCGGCAAATGCTCTAAAGATTCCGGTTACTACTCTGTCACATCGGATAAACACCTACAAGATGCGTTTTCCTAATGGCGAAACATATAAACCCGAGTTCACGGTCTCTAACCTGCCGGACGATGATATAGATATAGATGAATTGGTTGAGCACCGGATTAAACAGTTTGAAAAGAAAAGAAAACACCAAGAGGCTACCAAACTTATTCCGATAAAGGTACACATCCCAGGCGTGATCGGGATTCTCCACTTTGGAGACCCTCATGTGGACGATGACGGTACAGACCTAGACGCAATACGCCAACACGGTGATCTAACACACCTAGAAGGCATTTGGGGCGCTAACGTAGGCGATACCACTAATAACTGGGTTGGACGCTTAGCAAGGCTCTATGCTCACCAAAGCACCTCCGCAGATCAGGCATGGAAACTAGCCGAGTGGTTTATTCAGCGCACTAGATGGCTGTATATGATTGGTGGTAATCACGATGCGTGGTCAGGCTCTAGCGACCCTATTAAGTGGATCAGCAAGCAGTCCAATACCCTGTATCAGTCAAGCGAGTGCCGTATCGGTCTACGCTTTCCAAACAAGCGGGAAATTATCGTTAATGCTCGGCATGACTTTGCCGGACATTCACAATGGAATCCTACACACGGGCAGATGAAAGCAGCGCAGATGGGTATGCGTGACCACATTATGATCTCCGGTCACAAACACACCTCCGGCTACGGGTTGATTAAAGACCCGTCCACAGGCAAGGTCTGCCATGCTATCCAAGTTGCGAGCTACAAGATTTTTGACAGTTACGCAAAAGAGCGTGGGTTTAGGGATCAGTCTCTATCCCCTGCTTGTATGACAGTTATTAACCCTGATTTACCTCAAGACCACCCAGACATGGTTAAAGTGTTTTGGGACCCGTTTGAGGGCGCAGACTTTGTTAAATGGAAAAGGAACAAAAAATGAGTTTTGATATTGCTGTAGAGCGAGTGCTTGGACACGAAGGTGGTTACGCTAATCTTGAGCATGACAGAGGTGGTGAAACCAATTGGGGTGTAACCATAGGTACGGCACGAGAGAACGGCTACCACGGTGACATGAAGACTATGAACCGTAACGAGGCTATCGTTATTTACAAACGTGTGTTTTGGGACAAGAATCGGTGCGATGAGATGTCGTTCCCTGTTGCATTTCAGGTGTTCGATGCTTGTGTAAACCACGGGGCAGGATATGCCGCTAAGTGGCTACAAACGGCTGTAGGTGCTGTTGCTGACGGTGCTATTGGTCCTAACACCATTGCCAAAGTACAAGCCGCAGACCCAACGGATACGGTATTTAAGTTTATCTCCGCACGATTGAGTTTTTACACTAGCTGCTCAGAATGGCAACATTTCGGGCGTGGGTGGATTAACCGCATGGCTGGCAACGCTCTGTACGCTGCCCAAGATATAAAGTGAGCAAGGATATAAAAGAGGGTGCGCTATCTGTATTAACTTATATAGATAGCCCATTCAAATTTATTGTCGTAATCGTTTTGTCTGTAATGTGTTTTTTGGGATACTTTGCGTACCAACACCAAGGTTTATTTATTAGTGTTTACATGAAGTCCCAAGAATTACCTAAGCTCAATGAAAACCAGTTTGACGATTCTGCACAATTATTGTTTAAGCAAACAGGCGCAGAAGTAGTTACGATATTTTCTGTCAACCCGATATTAAACAGGCGTGTGTTGCTGCGTGCTTATAATAAGGACGGTAGCAGGGAGAAAAGGCTAGAGGGCTTGGATGTTGGGTTGTTTACTACTAACCAGGCTAACAATAGCGATGTGGTCAAGTTAATGAGTAGTGAAGTACCTTGCGGTGAGTATAAACGTCCGCAGTCTGAGGTGGGCTTATGGTACATCCAACAAGGGGTTACATACACTTGCCGTATATCTGTCCCACCTGAAATTAACCAGTTTATCGCTCAGATAACTTTGGGTTGGAAAGACAAGCCGGACGAGCACTATGCAGCAGATATGCTAACTATTGCTGCAAACAAAATAATTAAGGAACGAAAATGAAATGGATCAAAAATAAGTGGTCAGCATTTAAGGCTTGGTGTATCGCTAAGTGGGTAGCAATCAAGGCATGGTTTTCAGGCGTGAGGTTCTAATATGTTTCCAATAATGGACATCCTCGGCATTGGCATGAAGGTTCTGGATAAATTCTTTCCTGACCCTGAGCAGAAAGCCAAAGCACAACTTGAGTTATTGCAAATGCAGCAAAATGGCGAGTTAGCCAAGATGCAAGCTGATATGCAGGAGCAAGGAGAGCTTACCAAGCGTCAAGACAATGATATGCGGTCTGACTCTTGGTTATCTAAAAACATTCGCCCCATGACCCTTATAGCCATCCTAGCGGGCTATTTTGTATTTGCAATGATGTCAGCGTTTGACATTGACACCAATGCAAAATATGTAGAGCTACTTGGTCAATGGGGTATGTTAATTATGTCCTTTTACTTTGGTGGTCGCAGCCTTGAGAAGATCATGGATATGCGGTCAAAGCAAAAAGACGATAAGTCTAGTTAAGCTCTCTGTTTGGGATTGTCTGATACTGTTGCCATTTCTTAACAATATCGGCATCTTCCGAAGCAGGAATCCAACCGTATGTACGCCAACGCTTTGTAATACAAGTGCCGATTGGCGTATATACAAAGTCTTTATCTGTTAATAATTTAGTTTCCATCGTGCTCTCCTAGTTTCTTGGATAGTCTGCGGTGTGCTTCTTCCAAGTTGTTTGTAAACTTTTTTGGTGACATTCTTACAAAGTGCGCCACATGGTTTATGTTGTGGTACGGAAAACTAATATAGCGTGCCTTTACAACCGTACGCAAGTCCGTACGCAATCCACACACGGCTATCTCTACTAAGTTAGCATCAAGCACATCCGGCTCAATCTTATCCTCCGGCTCTTCATCCCAAACCGATCCCGTCTCAGGCGTATACATACGCTCGGCAGACCTGCAATGGTTATCTGGCTGTGGACCAGTAGCGCCTTGCATGGCAAACGACCAATTAACGAGTCTGTCTTTTAAGCTCATAGCTTTATCTTCCCCGAGGTAAACAGCCAAGCGATAGTAGAATTGTGTGCATTTTGCCACATTTGTTTACGTTCGTCTTTGCTCATTGTTTTTCCTTGGTCTAGCTCTGAATGACACCTAAAGCACAATGCTGCTATCTTGTAGTCGTGAGCCTTAATCCCCATGCCTTTCCCATCCTCTGCCCAATTACTGTGTGCAGCGCAAACTGTCCCGTCCTCTGCTCCGCAATGCTGACAGGGTGACTGTCTGACAACCTCAAGCAGTTTCTTGTTTCGATAGTTTCCACGCACGGTACACAGCCCCCTCTAGTATGTCTGCGGCTTGATCGCCACGTTTAGTTCTAATCCTGCCCAAATAGGCAGTACGAGACTTTTTGTCCTTTAGACCTAATACATGGCGTGCCTCACACTCTAGCCGCCACTCCTCCGACCAAGTATCTATAGGTGCGTCATCCATACCGAGGCTACATCCCTGCGTGGGGTAAATGGCTGTTTAGCTGCTAACAGTCTTTCCTTTCTACGCTCCGTAGCGTACTTAACAGGAGGCTTCTCAGCATCCATCTCGTCTCCCGCAGCATACCAAGGGCGCAAGCAATTACGCTTGTCAGGACGGTACTCCTTTACATATATAAGTCTCGCTTGGTGCAAGTTACGCAGGATTTGCTGTATGTGACCTGGTGCAAGCTCAAAGTTCCTAGCTACGGATTCTGAGTTTATGGGGCTTTGTTCCGTAACAACCTTGAGCACCATAGAGTAAGTATTGTGTGTCATAGGCAGCTTGTCATACATCCTGTTGGTGTGCAGCAAGTTGTACACACAGTTACCTTGTAGCCGTTTACAAAGGTAGACGAGAAGCAACGTGCGTAGACTGTCGTACTGGATACTATTAGCGCAATGGCTAGTATTGTTTTCATTACTCTTCCTTGTTCGAATGATAAAACGCCATGACTTGCTCTATAAACTCGCTAAACTGCTCTTTCGTAAGGTCTGCCGTACTAGGCTCGGCTTCCACGATATGACCGTAGGGTAGCTCTATGATGCGCCCAGGCAAGAATCTTTCTTTGAAGTATTTATGCCAAACGGTAGCCAAATACTGCTTGCCGTCTATCTTTACATTATCAGACAGGTCATGCAGGGTAGCCCAATACAAAGCGTTCTGATCCTTTGTACGGCTAGGCTCTCGCACCTCTACAACCCACCCATCCGGCGATATGTCTATAATGTGCTTAACCCTAGACCTGTCTGCGGTAAGGGTAAACTTTACTCTCTCCATTTGGCTTTCCCCACCATCTCACCATCTTCCTTGATAAACCTCGCCATAGGTTTTGCACATCTATTCTCTTTTATCATCTTTGCCTGATACTCCGGTGTACAGTCAGCGCAGATATGCGAGCCGCCTGGGTTACTCTGCCTAGCGGCTGCTTTCCACAGGTTATATTGCGCCAAACTGTCAAAGCACAACGGATGGGTATTCTTAATCATTTGTTTCGCCTAACGCTACGGCAATTTCCGCAAACAGTTCTAGTGGATATTCAAGCTCAAACTCATCACACAGGAGAGTAATGAATTGTCTGCAACCCCAAAGCAATTCTTGCATCTCTGAGGTTCTCATCTCAACTTGTCACCCTTTTGGCAGCGGTCGTTAAACTCGCAATCCCGAGGGCTGATACAGGACACACACACATCGTCCGAATCACGGATAGACTGCAAAACCGTAATAGCTGACTTAATGTCTAGCTTGCTACCCATTTGCAGAAATTCCAAAGCCATCTTTATTTTGTTTGCTTTGTCCATGATTCATCTTCCGTAAGTGTTTCTATTAACTTATCAAGATAATGCCTAGCTTTTTGTAAATCTTCTACCCCGTGTTTACCCTTATATCGGGTTACATATTTAATTATGTTGCCCTCTAGGTATCCTAGATTGTTTTTAACTATGTAATCCCACGGCTCGATAGTTAGCCTGTAATGCGTGCCGCCTACTTGGGTATCGTTAGCTACTTTTGGGTAATCAATACTAGGCACTCTAACCTCCTTGCATCCTGTTAAATCATCCGGCTCGTGTCGGGTAAACATATTGTCAGGCGTTAGCCAACCTATCAAGCGTGGCTCGTATGGACACTCTACGCAGCTACAAAACCCTGAGCCGCAGTTCTGTGGACGCTCGCTCATTGGTTTATTTCCCAAAGTTTGACAGCCGCTACATGGTAGTGATTGTGCATATTCTGCTCCCCATGCAATTTCATTAGGAAATTACAGCACTCACGCCTAGCGTTCTTTTGGATGTTTTGCAGCATTGCCACCAGTTCAACTTGCTCCTGTTGCGTGACCAAACCTGATTCTAATATCTCAATAGCTTTGTCTATATTCACGATGCTAGTTTCCATAAGCCGATTTGACTAAACGCATAACCTGCCCAAACCATTCCGGTACTCATATTGCCTTTGTGGAATTGCTCAATACTTACCCATAGGTAGGCAACTCCGGTCGCTGCGATTAGCCAATGGCTCATGTTTATCCCCTAGAAAGGCGCAGAGTCTTCTTCGTCTGCAATGCTCGCCTGACGTCTGGGCTGCTCGTCCTTAGTTTTAGGTTCAAACAAGCTAAACCAACCGTCTGACCCTACAGGAATAGCCTCTAGCTTGAGCGCTAGACCGCCTGTCTTAGTGTTCATAACAATCCCACACTTTAGCCAACGGCGCTTCTCAGTGCCATTCTTGTCTGTGTACGATCCGGTACTAGCCATTACTTCGTAAACGATACTCATTTCATTTTTTCCTTTAAGCCGTTAACGGCGCTATTTACTTCGTCTAAAAACTTAACTACTCGGTCTTGCAACTTCTCGATATACTCATCGTCCCTGTCAACACGGACAATCAGCATTTGTAAACCATCCGGCAATCGTGGGTCAAAACTTACGAAATCACACCACTTTCGACCTGTAACTGCTAGTTGGCATTGAATCTGCGGAATGTACTTTGTGGGTACTTTGTCCTGCATAACATAATCTATATGCGTAGCTGTGTTGGGACACTTGATCTCGATAAGCCCATCCTCGCCTACCAACCCGTCCGGTGAGCACCCGAACATGGGGATAGTCTGGTGCTCAACAAAGGCAACTTGGTCTACAAAGCTACCCGTCTTAACCTCGTACTCTGCACGAGCAATAGGCTCTTGGTCTACTCCCCATTGCATTGCAGCATTGGTAAACGACTCGGTTTTGTTTCCTGTAAGCCGCTCCACTACCAAGTCAGCAAGGTAATTCCTATACCCTGCCGTTGTAATGGCTGACATTACATCCGCTGCTTTGGAGGCAGTAACTTTGCCAGCACGCAAGGCAAGCCACTCGGGACTGCCTTGCTCGATCATTCTGCCACCTTTGCTAACAGTTCAGCCTTGCGAGCATCCTTAGCCGCATTGACCTTTGCAAATGCCTCTGTATCGCCTTTAAACAGCTTTACAGCGCTTGAGAAGTGGGTCTTGAGTGAATCTAAGTCTACGGCTGATTGGATCGCCTTGACCGCTACCTCTACATCTGCGCCTGGCGAGCTATCTATGGCATCGTGTTCACATATCTCCATCGCTGTTACCCAGAGGTATCTGCGAATATACGTCTGAACAGCGCCCAAATTTTGCACTTCATGGCAACCTTTTAACGCTGCGGTAGACATAGGGCTAGTTATCTCAATTTTGCTATTATCTTCCGTGTCGAGAATAGTTAGCGTAGCCATGTCTTGCGTGTAGCTGATAACGCCACACAATTCTAAATGTGCAAATATCTTTTGGATTGCAGGGATAAAGTCCCCAAGCTCAAAGTATTTGTAACCCGCAAACTTGTTATGACCGGACTTTGTAAGAGCCGTGTTTTGCAGGGTTAACCTAGCTTCCATTAGTTTTGTGTAAACGCTCATTTTGTCACCTTGTAAATTCGTGCTTCTATTTTGTCTAACATCTCGCCAATTGCGGGGTCAGGACTGTAGTAAGCCTCGGAGATGGTCTTAAGCAAGTCCATAACAAAGTGCTTATCGCTCATGTGCTCAGACCAAAATTCTGCGTCACGGATCGGGTACTTACCGTCTGAGAACGCTTGCACAATGCGGACATTGGTTTCTAGGTTCATAGCAGCTCCAGTACTAAAAGTGCGCCAAAGGCAAAAGCGGCAATTATGTAGATTCCTGCATCGTAAAGTTCTATTGTTTTCATGGTCTAGCTCCTTGGTAAAGTGATGTAACTGTAAATCTGTGTCTTTTATGCGTATATAGGGACTTTCCCTAATAGACTAATCTCCGCAAAAGCAAGCAATTGTTTCCTCATTCTCAAACAAAAACCCATTTTGCTTCTCATTGAATGTCAGCATATCCGCATAACTTGGGTGTGCTTGGTTAAATCTTGCCCCTATGGTCTTTTCTTGTTCAGCCCACCATATAGCTCTGTTGGGGTTGTCTCTAATTAAAGAAACAAGATGATTTGCCTTTTTTAAAAAACATAAATCACAATTACTTAATAAAGAATTCCCATTAACCGTTACTGTTTGCAAATTAAAAGACTGCTTGTCCCAAAAGTCTAAAACATCTTTTGTTGTTACTTTGTCTGTTGCAAGCGGTGTTTCTTTAATTGATTTGTTATTTTTCATTTTTGCTACTCTGCGTGGCTCATCCGCACGAATACCAACAAAGGTAACAAAATCTTCATAGCCTAAAGATGCCATAAATCTTTCTATTGGAATGATTTTTAGTTCTGTTGTACAGAATCTAGCAAAAGTATTAGGCAAATATTTCTTTTTGTTAATCAATTGCTCAAATGGTTCTCCATTTCTACTGGCTGTGCTGAAATCAACTATTTTGTATTTTGGGTTATCAGGTAAAAATTCTAGCCAATTGATTTTTACATTCCAATTTGTTTCACAATCATGTACAAATTGCAAAGTTGCAGCATCCTCTTTACCTGTATTGGCAAAACAAACTATTGCTTGGTCAGGCAATTGCCCCCCCCCAGCCTCTAAGACTTTCTTTAACATATATGCCGATGTTCTGCCGCCAGAGAAGCTAATACAAGTCGGTTCAGTTATGAGATATGGATTCAAAATTCAAACTCCTTCATTTGGTATCTACCGTTAGACGCTTTAAACCAACCCTGTACTAGCACCCGCCATCCTGAACGTAGCATCTCAGGGAAAGCATCACTCGCCTCAATCTTCTTAATCCTGCTGGACATATTTGACTTGCTCGTAACCTGTACGGCTACCGTCTCTCCGTTACCTATGCAGAGCAGGTCGATACAGCCGTACAGATCATGCCTACGCTTGGTGAAATAGTTGTAGTGGTCGCAGTTAGCTACCTGATAACCGAGGGACTTCATGAGTGCTATCGAGCGTGCGGATGGTGTCATTTCGGTGTCCTATCAGGATTGGCTTAGATTTGAAATTAACGCCCGCTAGAGCGTTTTGTTGGTCGGTGATACCCACGAGTACCTGCGGTGCTTCAATCGGCGCTCCTGTGGTCTTTAAACCCCTGTAGCGGGTCTGAAACTCCTTAGCCACAAACGCCCACTCGTCTTCCTCTTTCTTGCCAAGATGTACCCACCCACCCATGTCTTGTATGACCCTGTGGATAATCGGGTCTGAAAACTGTACGCTTTGGTATGTGCCGACTGATCGGATGGCTTTGTCTACGAGCGACCAGGCTTGCAAGGCAGTATCAATATTAGTACCACCGATAAGTTTTACAACATCTGCGGGCTTGGGTAGAAATTGCCCGTTATCAGGGTTAAGCAGATGGCGAGCTAGTGCATCCTTTACGGCTTTCAGGTCGTATTGGCGCAGAGCCTCAAACCATATACGCAGAAGCATGGTGCTAACTTCCTTGCCATAAACCGCAAACATACCGCCCATAAACTGAGCAAACTCTTTCTTGTCTTCGTCAACCATTTATAAAAGCCTCCGCAGCCTGTTGGTTAGAGTTCTCTAGCGCTTGTTGCTTACCTGCCTTGTTTACCCACTCAGCCTTAAACCCTAGCCACCCACGGGAGCAACACTCCATTACAGCCTCGTTTAGAGACCATCCTGCCTTGTCTGCCTCTGCCCGTAGTTGGTTGATAGCCGACTCGGTAATGGGAGACTTTTTAGCCCTGCGGACTTCCATGTAATCCAACCATGTTTGCGCTAAAACATCATGCGGGCGTGATACTTTTGTCTTTGTATCTTTTAAGATACTTTTTGGCTCGGAGGTAACATTTATGTTACTCAGGGATAACTTTAGGAAATGCAAAGCCTGACCGCCTAGGCTGCGACAGTTCTCTGCTGCTAGGTCTTCTAGTTGTTGCCGAATCTCGGATGGTATACGGATAGATATTGTTGTGTCGTTTTTCATTTCAATAATTCCCATGCTGTTGCTGCACATAAAGGGACTTGTCCATTACCAATGGCTTTAAGTCTGTCCACCCTAGCGGCCACCCCATTAGCCACTCTACCCACGTTGGGTTCAAAGTCCCACCAATTGACGCTTGTTCTTCCATCATTATTGCGTTTGGTAATTGCCCCATGTGTGATCGTTTCCCCTGAGATATTTTTTCTGAAGTCGTTTTGAAACTGTTTGCTCCCTTGTAATCTCTTGCCGCAGGAGTGGGCCACATCTGATTCGGTGGTGGATAAACCACTTGTTCCCGCAAAGTTGAGTGTGTTGTGCGACCTTGCCTGTTGTTTTCGTATTGTTTCTTGAGCGCCTCTGGCAACCTGGGGGGAAGGGAGTCCATACAATTTGGTGTTAGCCAATATCCAGATTCTTTCTCTTCTATGGGGCGCACCAACGTCTGCCGCAGATATAACCCCCCATTTACTGTCATACCCCATTGAGGTAAGGTCTGCAAGGACTCGTTCAAGTCCTCTAGTAACGAGCATTGGACTGTTCTCCACAAATGCGAATCTTGGTCGTACCTCGCCAATAATCCGTGACATTTCTCTCCACATTCC